CTCGTATTCTGCGCCAAGGCCTTCTTCGGAAAATGGCCCCTTAAATCCCACGCCCGTAGGCATGCCGGTTCTGCCTCGACCTGCAGCAATATCTTCTGGAGATGAGTCTTCTAGCCGTAACAATTCTCTTCTGGGGTCATCGGCATCGAGGATTTCAAAACCTTCGCCTACAAGATTTTTCGCAGCCTGGTACGGAATGCCGTATTTCAGCAGCGCACGGGCAGCGTCATCTTTTGCCTGTGCCTCACTCCTGGCGTTGCCCGGAATTACCAACCTGGGGATGTGAATGTTGATCTTCTTGCCGCTTGCTGCAAAAACATTCGGGTCGTCAATGTCGTAGGGAAGTCCGACCATCGGGGCGTACCGGGCCGGTATGTCCACGAGTACGCGGGTCGTAGTCGGAATATCCTGCCGATATGCTTTTGCCTGGTAGTGTTGTGGCATTTAAATACCTCCGAACGGAGTCTGCGGAGCCTGCCCGTAGATCGTTTTCTTAGTTCGTTTTGTGGGCTGTTTTACCTGCGGAATCTCGGTGAAATTCTCGAAACTTCCCGCTACCCGCTTTAAAAACCGTGACGCTGTATCGTCGAAGCGGATAAACGCCAGCTCGAGCGGGTGCGTTGCCTTTGCCATGAATTAACCTCTTGCTCCTGGAGATATATCTGCGCCGGGGACCCTGACGTTGCCTGTTCTTGGCCCTGATATTGCAGCGGCAGTCTGCCTCATTTCGTCTAGCGATCCCGGCATGACCGGCCTGGTCGTGGCGGGGATTCCCGTTCCGGAAGCCTGCGGCCTTATCCCGGCCTGGTTGCCCTGCTGGAAGTTGCCGGGGTTCGGGAGTTGCTGCGCTCCCTGGGTGTTCAGGATGTTCTGTGCAGTCTCTTCGGGAGTCGGACGCTGCATGCCGCCCTGTTGCTGTGCCGCCTCGAGTATGTTCTGTATCGTCGGAATTCGGGCGGCAGCGGCAGCCTGGAGTTGTTCCTGTATGCCCGGTGAGTTGATGAACTGCTCCTCGAGAATCTTGGCGCGAACTTCGAGCGGGTTGCTTACGCCGCCTTTCCTGAGGGCGGTGTCGAGGTCGACATATCCTGACCTCCAGAGATTCGCCCACAGGTTGAGCCTTCGTTCCTGCTCTTCCGGGCTGACAGAGTTAATACGAACAATGTTGACGTAGTGGCCCTTGATATCGGAAGGCTTGATAACTGCGTCGAGAACGCCGGCTTCTGTCTTTCCGAACACCGTCACCCGGTCGTCGATAACGTGTTCGACAATTCGCAGGATGATTTCGCCCTTGTCCTGCAGTCCTCTTTCCATTGCCTCTTTCACGGCTCCGAAGTTAAGCGATGCGATACCTGCGAGAACTGCTGTGTGATAGCCGGAAGCCGCGCCGGTAGGTCGCTGGCCCCTTGCGACCGCCGGGACGGTGTTTGCCTCGATCGCCTCGTCGAGGAATTCCTTTGCGATCCCGATTTCGGAGGGTGGTCTTGGAACATCGGAGATCCCGACCTGCACCTGTGGGGGCTTTATATTCTTTGCGCCGGGGGTGTCGTCCCACATTGCCTGTACTTCCTCGGTAATTCCGGGGGGTCCCGTGAATTCGAGGGTAGGCCATGCGGACTTTGCGACGATATCAATATAGTGGGATGCGAGCTGGCTCTGCGCCCGGAGCATGTCGAGGGAGCCGTTCAGCAGTCCCATGTACAGTGTTTCGGGTTCCGAGTTGCCGGTATTCAGTCCCATTTGAGGCCAGTACATTATCCACGGCAGCCTGCCGTAGCCGTGTCTTCGCGGTTCAAGAACCCACTTATCATTCGCGAGGTATGCGACCTGGGAGTGCGTCCAGACTTCCTGGAACGTCACGTATCCCTTTTTGAAATTGTCCCATTCGGGGAAGTGTGCCTGTACCCATTCTGCGTCCACCTCGTATTCGTAGATCACCCATCTGGGGAGGGTCCCGTTGTTCAGGTCCCAGATGACGTTCTGCGGGTTGACGGCAACTGATTTTATGGGCCATGCGATAGACCGTTTTTCGATTACGCTGCGTACTTTCTCCCTGTATTCGTCGGTGGTTTCCTCGTCGTGGGGGGGCGGTTCGGGGAAGTCGCTCCATTCGTTCGCGATGAACTCGACCTTCTCCCATGCGATTCCGTAGAGTCCTGCGTGTTTCGTCAGTTCGCGGTAGACGGGACTCCTGTGTTCGACCATGTGGTGTGCGCCGGTAAGGAACTTCTCCATTATCTCGGCTCGGGCCTGTCCTCTCGGCCCTGGCGGCGGTACTGAGATATCGAGGAACTGCGGTGTAACGTGTGCCACGAGGGTATTAATCACCGACTGGGCTGTTCCCAGCCGGATCATGGTCCCGCCGTCTGGAACGCTGAAATCGAAGTCGTTCAGGAAGAACTCGTCAAGTTCCTCGCACTGATGCCTGAACTTCTGGAACAGGTCGTTCCCGGCCTCGGACTTCTGTTTTATCCAGTGCCTGGTAAGTTCGGGTTCGTCGACAGGGCTTGCGGCCTCCATATCGATAACATCAGTCGGACTGGTTGCAAATTCCAGGACCATGTTTTTATCCTAAGTCCGATGTGACGAGTTCGGCCTCTTCGAGGTATTTCATACGTGCTTTGCGTTTGTTCTCCCGGTGCATGGTCAAGAACCTCGAGGGTTTCCGGGCCTGTTTGGGTCTTATCGGGTTCATGCGTCGTATCGGGCGCAGGTAGTCATGTATGTCGCCCTTATCATAGCCCGGTGGGTCGCATGCCATCAAGGCTAACAGTTCTGCATCTACCCAGTCGTCGTGTTCCCCTGTCTCGTTGTAGAACAGGTACGACCCGTTGCCCGAGGGTCTTATGGAGATATCTTCCAGTTGTTTTTTGAGGACTGTCCATGAGCCGGGAAAAAACACCGTTTCGTTCTCCAGCGCGATGTAGTAGTTCTGAAATAGCTGGTACTTGCTCTGTGCGCTGAACTTAAACGGGTTTACTGGCAGGCCGGCGTTCAGGAGGTGGTCGAACACGACATCTCCGAGTCCTGTCGAGTCCACGCGGATATCTCCGACCTTCCACCTGTCGATCTCGGCAGCGATTATCTCTACCTGGCTGACCCAGTCGGTTCCCGACATCTCGAGTGCATGCAGCGACTCCCTTGTCCTTGCGTCCTTGATGACGAAAACGGTGTAGTCCTGCTTTTTACCGAGGTCGAGTCCCGCAACGTATCTACGGTTTTCGTCGGGATACAGTGTTTCGCGGCTTTTCCCGGCAATGTCTATCTTGCTGGGACGGAAGAACCCTCCCCCGCCGTCCGGTTGTTTCGCGAGGTACATGCGGTCCCATACCTGTTCCGGCATGGTGGCCTTTTCTTCCCGGATCGCCTGTTTTTGTTTTTCTGAAAGAAACACGTTGTCGAAGCTGGTGGCGTGGAACGCCTGGTAGTCTTCCGAGGGGTTTTCTTTTGACCACCTGTAGAGTTTCGAGAACCAGTGGTTTCTTTGAAAGGGCGGTATTCCCTCGATACAGCCCCTGCCGAGCCTGCCGGAGGAGTTCAGCATGGGCCGAAGCTTGTTCCAGGCAGCTTCCTTGATGTCCTGGGACTCGGTTATCCATATGAAGTCGGGACCGGCGGTCTGGAGAGACTCGGGATCGTCTGCGGATTTTATCTCCATGTAGACATCCCGCCTTGCAAGTCCGGGCGACTTGAGGTTAAGCCAGACGGCCTTTTCGTCTTCCTTCCAGCCGTCGCCTCTGCCGCCTCCCTGGGTTTTCTTTCTTCTGACCACCATTGACTCGGGGATGAACTTCTTCAATTCGTTCCATGCCTGCCTGCTCTGGGCAAAGTTGGGAGCGACAACCCAGATATGGATTGAGGGTTCGAGGGTATGCGTGAGGTCGTGTCCGACTTTGAGTCCTGCAGCTTTAGCCACATCCTTATCTGCAAGAAACGGGCTTTGAGAAGCGAGTGTTATCGCTCGCATGAGTTCTGTAAGGACAGCTCGTCCCTTCCCGGCGCGCCTTCCCGCCCATACGACCTTGATACGGGCAGTCGAATTATGAAATTTTCTCTGCCAGGGTGAGGGAGTGTACTGGTAGGGCATCTATTTGCCGTTCAGGATGGATTCCAGTTCGTACAGGCTGGACTCGCCAGCTATATCGACATTCGGCAGGGACCTGCTGTTTCTCGAGTTATCGACAACGACAAGGGGTTCGATCTCGAGAAGACCTGTTCTTTCGATCAACTTGTTTTCTGCGATCGATACCTTGCCTGTCTCTGCCTTGATGAACGAGGTAATGCCCGACTCGAGCATGTAGACCTGTTGCAGCACAGACCATCTCACCTGGAAATCCATTGCCGTTTCCCCAGAGCGAGTGACCCTTTCGACAAGGCGGTACTCGTAGTTGTTCTCCACAAACTCGTTTACTGCCTGCTTGAAGCTTTTATTGCGGTTGACCAGGCTTAGTGTCGAATCGAGATCCCACTCGAAATCCTCGCACATGGACTCCAACGCATCGTTCCCGACACCGTACGAGGGAAGAGAGACAAATATCCTCCGTAACTTTCGCGACCAGGAAGGCCATTCCGGGTAGCCCTTAAGAAAGACGTCCCGGAATTTCTCCGCAGGACTGCGAGCTTTCGTACTGCGTAACTTTTTCGGCATGGAAAACAATATACAGCAACCGGGTGCGGAGGCGACATGGCGTAAGGGGGAAAACATTTTTAAGAAAGGAGGTTAAAGCATTACCTGCTCTATAGCTTGGTAATGCTTAGTTAAGCTTAACTAGCAGCACTACGCACCCACGCGAGGGAGTGACACCAACAACCGGTGTGACAAAAGTGTGACAAAGGTGTGACAGTGTGTGACATCCATCTCAAAAAGATGTCACACCAGGCTGAAATCTGTCACAAATCTATTAAGCAAACACTCGCTAAGTGACACGGTGTGACAGCCAGTGTGACAGTGTCACAAAGGGGCCAACTGAGATGCAAAACTCAGCACTCGAACAGGGTACACCTACATATGTTAAGACGGCGAAGTGTATCGGCGGGGCTGCTAGCCGGCCGGTGACGCGTGGTCCATTCTGCAACGCGCCTAGCCTAGCGAATCGCGCATAATGTGCCGGGAACAGTGGTGCACTGGCGATGTCAACCTGGCAGCACAATTCGCCAACTGGCAGGCACGCGAGCTCGCCCTGGGCTTCCGCGCGCGCGGGCTACGCGCTTTCGATTACTGCTAATCCTGTATAAAACCCACTTGTAAATATTCCCGGGTTGATGTTTATTGTGGTTGTGGTTGTCATGTTGATAGCCAATAACCAGGGGAATCAAATGGATAAGTTACGAAAGCTTGAACCGTTACCGAACCGCGATTTCAGGACAATCCGGAGCGCGATTGTCGACAACGTTAAATCGCTAGAGATCGCGGCAGATCGTATTAATGCCCTGAGCAATACTCGCCGCGATTATCGTTTGGCATTGGCACTCCGCGGCGATGCGCGACGTATGAGTCACGCGCTAAACGCACTAGACCGAATAGGGGAATCGAATGACTGATTTATTGAGTACGCGAACGCAACGCAATTGGGGCACGGATCACGTTTACCTGGAAAACATATCAGTGTCGATTTTCTGGGAAAACGTCACTGGTAAAAAAACAGTGTCGGATGACGATCTCGCGAACTTGCGTTTTTTCATCCAAACAGTGACAGAAATTGGCACTACAAAGTTACTTAACGCTATCCGTCATATTAACGATGACGACGAAAACGATCCGGATTTCCGCGGTGATTTGCAGACTGCAGAGAACCTAATACGCGAGGTAATTAACTCCAATGAATGATCCGATCACATCCGAATCGATAACCGCGGAATACGAGGCTACAAAGCTTAAGTTCTCGCCAATGTCTGATAACGCGAAATTACGCGAGACATTGCGAGAATTCGCGCGGCTTAAAAAACTCTTATTTAAAGAGGTAACGGGCTACAGTTTTTCGCTACCGTCCGGTTTCACCTGCGGGCGTTTGGCTAAATTGTGCCTCACGTACGCAAACCGCGAAACAGGAACACTAACGCGGGGTAGAGATGCAATCTACTACTGTTTCAGCAGTGTTTCAGAGTCGTACCTGCCGCAAGTACGCGCGGCGCGTTGGGCAAACTGGGAAGCGTTGCA